GTACAGGGAGTCGAGAACCATCCTCTGTCGAGCCGAAAAAGCACACCGCGTTTTGTGTTGTTTTCCACTCCAAGGAATCTTATATAAGATAAATCGCTTTAATGCAAGGGTGCAGAATTTGCCCCTGCCACCCATGTCCATTGCTCATGCGAGATGCCTTGGCTCCCGTTGTCATCGAACAAAACCGCCATTCGCCCCAGCTTTTCTTTGGTGTGGACGTGGAACAGCTCGGCGGCTCCGGTGTCGCCTCCGGTGGTTTTGACGGCCCACCGTAGGGACATGTGCACGAAGTCTTGGGCCTCCGCGACAGATTCCACGAAAATAGCCATCTCTTTCGCTTCGTCTTCGGGTTGGTCCCCCACGTAATATCGGACAAGAATGGGGAGGCCGTGGCTGTTGTCACTCATCGAGGTCATCTTCGTCAAAAGGTGGCGATATGGTTATGTTTTTTTCGTGGTCAATAATAAATAATCGCACTTTCAAAGCTTTTTGCAAATCCGATCTCACCCGGAACTTGGACAAATCCTTTCGGACGGTGCGACCGGAGACGTATTTGACGTCGAAGGGAAAGCAGGAGCCATGCTTATCAATGGCAACAAGGTCTATCGGGCCTTGGGCGGCAAAGTTGACAAATACCAGGAAGCCACGTTCCAGAAGCCATGCGGTTGCAATAGCTTCAGCCCAAGCGCCTTTTTCGTGTCGGGTCAGTAACTGCGGTTCCGTCAAAGAACTTCCCGGTTTCGTCCCCCCAGTTGGCCCACCCTAGTCGTGCAGTTCGAGCAAACAGTTCAATCCGGGAAACATCGCCCATCAGTTCTACTATCCGATGGGAAACCTCGTCGGGTTTTCTGGAGTGCTCGCGGCGCGGTGATACGACCAGTCGTCGGACACTCGCGGATCGTCGTTGTGGCTTTCCCCTTGTAGAGAGGAGACAAAGCTCGGCGTTCGCCCTTGTCCAGTATCCCATGCCGGTGAAGAAGTCCTCGGCAGTCCACAGCGTAGACGGCGCTTTTTTGTTTAGCTTTGCCCAGACAAACGCGATAGTTTTGTAAGTAAACCCCCATTTTTGAATTAAATCAAGGGCTTGCGGAAGCATAGGGTCCGTGGTCCATAGAAAGAGAGCACAGTCTTCTTCTGCCAGATCCGCGACAGGGAGATCACGGATCTGTTGCAGGGTCATACAAGCATAGTGGTTTTCGGCAGAACGCCCTTTGCCTTGCTCACTCCATGTTTTAAAGGTCCATGGAGGGTCGGCATAGATAACTTTAAACTTACTGGTCGAAGAAAACACTCGCGGCCATTACTCGTTGGGACCTACCGGAATTTCCGGGGCGACGTAGTCCGGTGTCGATGATATGGCGGCGATCAAGCAATCTTCTGTAGCGAGCGGTCACACTGGAATACGACAAATGAGGAAGCCGTTCGCGTACCTCGTCGCTAATGCAGCCTCTTTCCCCAAAACCAAAAATAACCTTGTAAACTAATTTTTCAAGGCGGCTTGGGTCTATGGAATAAGCCGCATCCATGGAGGTATCTGGTCCGTCGCTACGGTGAAGCGTGTGTGGATCTGTTAAATTTGACATAAGCTGGGTTCCCTTTTTGTCAGAGACAAATTAAAACTTATCCGGAGAAAATGGTGACAAGGATGACCAACGTGTAAAACAGGGTCATGGCTATCACAGGAGTCATAACGGGTCCCCCAAGGCTTGGATGCCTTTTTTCAGGCGGGTCACTTCCTCTTGCAGACGCAAAATCCGGGACCGGCTCTGGTCGTTTTCCTGCATGATTTTTGAGGCGAGGACGCCCAACTGGTAGAGCGTAGCCTCTAGCTCGGTCCCCGATTTTCCCCTCTTTGTCAGGAATACTTCGCACGGGTTTCCAAAGTCCGGGTCAAAGCCCACTGTGACAGCCAGTTCAAAGCCGTCACCGCTCACCTCATCCGTTATGCTGGGTCGCCTGTTCGGAGGATCGCTCATTGGTTTTATCCGCATGTTCCAAAAGATGAGTGAACTCACCGGAGATGGTACGGTGATTTTTCACAGCACGACGTTTGAGTTTCTTGTAGGTGGGTATGCTAACAACCACACTCTTTAATTAATTCCTTTCATACGCGACATTACGAGATTTAACCGAATAAATCAAGTCTCTTTCAGGTTCCCCCAGTCAGGGCCAAGGGCCGCGTCGGTGGGACACGGGACCTGTAACTCCACGCAGTTCTCCATGATTTCCTGTATCCCTCTGGCTTCCTCCCGGTCCTTGACAGAGAGATCCAGCTCATCGTGGATTTGTATCAGGGGTACTTTCCCTGTCTTGTAGATCTCCACCATAGCCCTTTTTGTAAAATCACTTGCGCTTGCTTGAATCAGGCGGTTCAAACTTTTATAGGTGTAGGCCCGTTTGATGTTGTTTCCATATTCAATGACGGCTTGTTCCTTTGGTAGGGCCTTAGAGGTGACGAACAGGTTTGGTTCCCAGAGGTTGAAGCGGCACTTCCTTCCAAGCAACGAGCGAACGAAGCCGCTTCCCAGGGGGCCTCCTACACGGCGCTGGACCGTGTCCATTAGTTCCTTCACGAAGGGCACTTGCTGGTGGTACTGCTGGATCAGATGTTTTGCTTCCTCCGGTGTCACGTCCAGTTGCTCGGCAAGCTTGGTTTGGCCCATTCCATACATAAGGGCTAGGTTGATTGTTTTGGCTTGTTTCCTTGGGATCTTGGCAATGTCAGCGACCATCTGGTGAAAGTCGGTTTTTGGATCATCCCTGTAGGCTTGCACAAACAAATCAGACCCGGTTAGTCCCCGCTTGCCAGTGAGGCTGGCATAGTGGACAAGGATGCGGGGTTCTTGCTGCGAGTAATCCAGACTGGCCCACTTCTCTCCCTCTTCCGGGAGGAACAGCCCTCGAATAGCTTCTGCGAAGCGAGGGTTTCGGGCCGGAATATTCTGAAGATTAGGATTTGCCATGGACAATCGACCAGATACGGTCCCTCCTCCCTCTGACCGGAGCTGGTTGATGTGCCCATGGATGCGTCCGTTCTCCGCATAACGGGAAATGGACGACAGAAAAGTGCTGCCAATCTTGTCGGTCTCCCTCGCTTCAGCAATTTGCTGGGCGACAGGGTGGGGATGGTTCTGGAGGAAGTTCTTGGTGAAGGAGGGAAGGCCCGTTTTTGTTCTTCCGTAGGGAATGTTGTGAAAGTCGAACACTTTCGCCACACTCGCTGCGGCCCACAGTTCACAACTCACACCGGTCTCTTTTTTAATCTTGGAAAGGATGACTTTGGTCTCGCGCAAAAGTTTCTGCTTTAATTTCTCCGCCCTGTCCAGATCAATCCGGACGCCGTTCCAAGTCATATCTATACAGAGGGGCAGTACTTCTGATTCGAGATCAAAGATCTGCCACAAGTCTTCCTGCGAAAGGAGTGCCTTGAGATGCTGCCAGAGGTCCAGCGTCAGTCTTGCGTCGGCTTCTGCGTACTCTCCCACATAAGCGGCAGGGAGCTTGTACATCTCGGCTTTAGGATCAACGCCAAATTCTGCCGCCGCCTCCCGCAAATGTGCCTCACTCTTCATCTCACCAAGATAGTCGTAACACACAGAATTGAGGGAGTAGTAGCGTCTGTTCTCGTCAATCAAAGGAGCGGCGAGCATGGTGTCAATCAAGCGTCCCTCCATTTCAATTCCCATGCGGCGCAGCCAGCCAACATCGTAAGCGGCATTGTGGAAAATCTTGTCGGCAGGGTACTTCGCGATCTCTCGCGTGAACCATTTCTTGATGTGGCCCTTGTCAAGGTTTCCTCCGCCCTCATGGCCGAATGGGAAATAAGAATTGAAGCCCTCGTAAGCTATTGCAATCCCTACCACATTGCCGTTACCGGTAGGCCACCCAGGTCCGTGGGAGCGGAGCCGGGGATCTTTGGTCTCCAAGTCAATTGCGATTTCCTTGATCCCGTCAGGAGTACTCGGCAACACCTCGACCGGGACCCATTCGGTCTTCACGCCGAACTTTGGTTTCTTTAAATTTTCTTTCATCTAATGGTCCACTGGGTAGAGGGGGTATTCTTTTTTATGCCGTTGGGCAGAAGGCTTGGATTGCAGCAGCTTGACCAGACGCCGGATGTACCACTCCGCTTTTTGCACATCTACTATGGGGGCGTTACCTTCTTTGAAACGGTAGCGTACTAAGTATTTAATGGCGTTGCCGACGAGAACGGCTTCATCTCCGGGGAGGTCACGGACCACGTCCATGATGGTATCGATGGTTTCCAGTTTGGCACGTTGGTAGTGCGCGGGTGAGATAAGGTCGGTCATAGCTGCCATCCTCTCTGCCGGTTCTCGCGGAGAAGGTCGCGGAGTATCTCTGCCTTACCCTTCTTCAGTAAAGAGGACTGCTTGCTTAAAAAGTCATCCAAGTCTTTTGGAAGGCCAACACTCAGTCTTCTATGCACGGTGTATCCGCCATACTTTCCCGTATGTGACCCATCATAGCGGTTGTGTACTTTCTTGCCTCTAACACTGACTCTCATAGCTGCCATCCTCTCTGCCAGTTTTCAGGCATCTTCAGAACTAGGTTTTCTTTGGTGCGGGTGATTCCTGTGTAGAGGACACGATAGGCGTCATCAGGGTTCCGCGCCATTTCCTCAAGGGCTTTGCCGGACAGGTCGAGCATGAGATACACGTTGTCGGCCTCTCCTCCTTTGGCTCCGTGGATCGTGGAGAGTTTTATTTTCGGCTTTGAGTTCAGATCAACGCCCTTGTTTAAAAGTGTGGAAGCGTAGGCTCGGTCTTCCGGTTTGATACGGTCGAGCACTTCTTCCCATGTACCGTTTGCTTCCAAGCCAAAGTGCTCATGCAAGAGTCCTAACGTAAAGACATCCTGTTCATGTGCGGATTTCAAAAGGCTCTTGGCACCACGCTGCAACCGCCCGTCTTCACTGGTTATGTGCGCGTAAAGGTTTTGTGCTTCTGTCAAACTAATCTCACGATTTTGACCGGTAGTGAGATAGGTCCATGAAGCAATGGCGGTGCGAACCTTTTTGGATAGGGAGGGAGAATTGAAACGTTCAAAAAAGTAACCCTGTGTTTTGAGGTATGCCCCAATGTCGTTCAACATGTAGTTTGCTTGGGCCAGTATAAGCCATTGATCCGTAAAGTCTATTCCGTAGTGGTCGTGAACGAATCGTGTACTGCCCGTGGCGTCTCGCGGGGACCACTCCTTCTTTTGCCTTTTCCGTATGCGGCTGGAGACCCGGTCTGCAAGTGTCCAGACAGAGCGGGGGATGCGGTGTGACTGCGTAAGCACTTCGCTTGCACCTTCGAGCTTTATGAATCTTGTGACTTCAGCTCCGGTGAACCCGAAGATGCCTTGGTCATCGTCTCCCGCGATATAGAATTTTTCTGCCTTGTCGTCCAATAGG